TCAGGGCATATCTACCCGATGCAGTCCGAGCCGATGCTGGACAGTCCTTTTACAGTCCGACCTAGTCCGAGTCAATGACAACTAAGCCCAAAAAGACCCAGCCGCTCCGAGGGGCAACGCAACCCAGGGTTCATAGCCCACTTCTTAAAGGCAAAACAAGAGCCGGTGAAGTAATTGAAATGGTTGAGCGTCTAAAGATGGACAAGCTCATGCCGTATCAGGAGTTCGTGCTTAAACAGATGATGATGGTCGATAAGAAAGACCAGTATCGAGTTAAGACTGCCCTGCTGCTTATTTCGAGACAGAATGGCAAGTCTCACTTAGGCAGAGTGCGTGTTATCTGGGGCATGTTCTACGGCAACGAGAAGAAGCACATCATTATGTCCTCTAATAGAGCAACTGCCCTTATGACCTTTAGAGAAATCGCATGGATCATAGAATCAACTCCAGAACTCAAGGCTTTGACTAAGGCAGTGCGATATGCCAACGGTGGCGAGCGAATAGAGCTGCTCAATGGTGCAACTCTCGATTTAGTGTCAGATACCAGAGACTCAGCGCGTGGTCGCACTGCTGACTTCTTATGGATCGATGAAGTGCGTGAAATATCCGAGGACGGGTACAAAGCTGCAATTCCAACCACCAGAGCCCGCGCTAACGCCCAGACATTTTTAACATCGAATGCGGGTGATGCATTCTCAACAGTTCTCAATGGCCTAGTTGAACGAGCTAAGGATTACCCGCCTGAGACCTTTGGCTATTATGAATATTCTGCTCCGCAGTATTGCAAAATAGACATTAGATCAGAAGCCTTTTGGCGAGATGCTGTAGCACCTAGTAATCCTGCTCTGGGTTACACAGTGACTAAAGAATCAATCGAGGAAGCGATTGCAACTGCACCTATTGAGACTACTCGCACTGAGACTTTATGCCAGTGGATTGATTCTCTGCAAAGCCCGTGGCCTCATGGCATTCTTGAGGAGACTAGCGATAACACCCTAGAACTATCAGTTGGGGCTTATACTATATTTGGTTTCGATGTCAGTCCTTCGAGAAGGAACGCATCTTTAGTCGCTGGACAATTACTTCCAGATGGAAGGATTGGCATCGGAATTATGGAGACTTGGAGTTCTCAAGTCGCAGTTGATGATCTAAAGATTGCAGCTGCCATAAAAGGCTGGTGTGACCTATACAAACCGCGCCTAGTCTGCTACGACAAGTACGCCACTCAATCTATAGCCGATAGATTAAAGCAGGCTGGAGTAATGACAGAGGATGTCTCAGGCCAGCAGTTCTATCAGGCATGTGGCGATTTATTGACTGGATTGGTGACTCACAAAGTCGTTCATAATGGACAAGTCGAACTTGTCCAACAATTCAATAATTGCGCAGCTAAAGTCAATGACTCAGCTTGGAGAATCATAAAGCGCAAATCCGCAGGCGATATAAGTGCCATTATTGGAGTTGCAATGACTGTAAGCAAGTTAATGCTTCCAGCACCTAAGCCTCAGATTTATACCTAGACACACCTTAGGTGGTATGTCAAATACTTGACATGTGCTACCATTTATGTCTATGGGTCGCATCTTGCAAACATTCGGTCTCCAGTCTAAGCCTATATTAGAAGCTCAGGCTGCACCTCAAGTTCTTGGCGAGTATTCACAATACGCCATGCCTTTCCAATATGCATTTGTTGGCAGAAACGAAGCCATCTCCGTACCAGCATTACAAAGATGTCGTAACCTTTTAGCGGGAACTATCGGAGCAATTCCTTTAGAGCTATACAAAAAATCTACTAATGAAGAACTTGGCTCACCTGCATGGTTAGAGCAACCTTCTTACTCACAGCCACGATCTGTAACTATTGCATGGACTGTTGATTCATTATTATTTTACGGCCAAGCATATTGGAAAGTTGTTGAGATTTATTCTGAAGATGGTCGTCCGTCTCGCTTTGAGTGGATTGCTAACCAAAGAGTAACTGCAACACTAGATAGCACTAATACTTTTGTTAAGTCTTATGCAGTTGATGGAACTACTTTACCTATGGACGGTCTCGGTAGTTTAGTTACCTTCCAATCATTAAACGATGGCATTCTAACAACTGGTGCGCAAACTATTCGCGCTGCTATTGATGTGCAGAAAGCAGCAGCAGTTGCAGCAGCTACTCCAATGCCAACGGGCATACTTCGCAATAACGGCGCTGACTTAGACCCTAAAGAAGTTTCTGGCTTACTTGCAGCTTTCAAGAGCGCTCGAAATAATCGTTCCACTGCTTACTTGACTTCTACTCTTGAGTATGTTCCTACAGCCTTCTCACCTAAGGACATGATGTACGGGGAGGCCATTTTCAACCTCGCCACGGAATGCGCAAGGCTCTGTAATGTGCCTGCTTATTATGTTTCAGCAGACCAGAACAACTCGATGACTTACGCCAATGTGCAAGATGAGCGCAAGCAATTCCTAACACTATCTTTACAGCCATTTATCACAGCGATTGAAGATCGCTTGTCTATGGATGATATTACTGCTCGTGGCAATGTGGTGAAGTTTGATATTGATAAAAACTTCTTGCGTACTGACCCAATGCAAGAACTAGCAGTGATTGAGAAACTACTTAGTCTTAATCTCATTACTACAGAACAAGCAATGGAAATGACTGATCTAACACCTAATGGAAGTCAAGGTATGGAATGAACCAAGTAATCACCTTCTCAGCTGACTTAACAGCTGACTCAGCAAGTCGCACTATCTCAGGCAAGATTGTGCCTCTTAATGTTGAAGCAGGCTCAACCAATATGGGTAAAGTAATCTTTGCCTCTGGCTCTATTGAGATTCAAGACCCTAAAGCAATTAAATTATTAAGCCAACATGATAACAAAAAGCCTCTAGGTCGCATGGTTTCTTTTAGCGAATCAGAAGATGCAATTCATGCAGTGTTCTCTGTTAGTCGCTCACAGCGCGGTACAGAAGCTCTTATCCTTGCAGAAGAAGGTTTGCAGTCAGGATTGAGCATTGGTGCAGAAGTTCTTAAGTCTAAAATTAAGGATGGCATTACTTATGTCTCCTCAGCTAGGCTCGTAGAAACGAGCCTTGTTACAGAGCCCGCATTTAAGTCGGCTCAAGTCACTGATATTGCAGCAGAAGAATCTGCTGTAGAAGAAGAAACCCAACCAACAGAAAGCGAGACAGCCACCGTGGAAGAAACCACTTCAGCAGTCGAAGCAACACCAGTTGAAGCACAAGCGGTTGAAGCTGCTCGCCCAACTGTATCAGCAGCATACTTTGCAAAGCCACGCATTGAAGTAACAGCAGCTAAGTATGCAGAAAACACAATTCGCGCAGCTCTAGGTGATGAAGATGCTCGTCAATACCTACGCGCAGCAGATGACACAACAGATAACGCAGGTCTAGTACCAACACGCCAACTATCTGAAATCATCAACCCACTATCAACAACAATCCGTCCTTCAATCGATGCAATCTCTCGCGGAGTATTGCCAGATGCAGGTATGACTTTTGAGATTCCAAAAATTACAGCAGCGCCAACAGTTGCAGATACAGCAGAAGGTGCAGCATTCTCTGATACAGATCAGACAGCAGCATTCTTGTCAGTATCAGTTAAGAAGTACGCTGGACAGCAGACATTCTCTGTTGAATTGTTAGATCGTACATCTCCAGCATTCTTCGATGAGCTAGTTCGCAACATGGCAGCAGCTTACGCAAAGGCTACTAACGCAGCAGTAAATGCTGCTCTTATTGCAGGCGCAACAGCAGATGCAACAACAACAGTCACATACCCAACAGCTTCAGAGTTGCTAGGTATTGTCGCCCGCGGTTCAGCTTCTGTCTATGGCGCAACAGCAGGACTACCAAACCCATTCGCTCGCAACATGGTTGTATCAACAGGACAATGGTCAAACATCATGTCTCTTAACGATGCAGGCCGTCCAATCTACACAGCATCACAGCCAATGAACGCTGGCGGTGTAGTAACACCAACATCACTAACAGGCAATGTTGCAGGATTAAACCTCTATGTTGATCCAACAAACGCAGGCGATGGCGATGGAACAATTCTTGTTGTGAATCCAGATGCATACACATGGTACGAGAGCCCTACCTACCGCCTACGCGCTGAATCAACAGCCGCAGGACAGGTGACTATCGGTTACTACGGCTTTGGCGCAATCGCGACTAAGGTCGGAGCAGGCGCATTCAAGAATAACAAGGCGTAAGCCACACTAAGTCGCTCTGAGGGGTAGTAGCCCTCTACCCCTCAGAGTCTTTAGAAAGGACAAGGAATGGCACTTACAACAGTCGCAGAACTCCGTAGCACTCTCGGAGTCGGTACTTTGTATCCAGATGCCACCTTGCAAGAAGTGTGTGACGCAACAGATGCAGTCCTACTTCCGATGCTTTGGGCAGATGTTAATTTTAATGTGGCACACAGCAACACAACCACAGTAGGCACTCTTTATTTTGATATACCTGTTAAAGATATTTATTATGTCGGTGAGACAGTAGTTGTAACTAATAACAAAGCTCACCTAAACGGATCTAAGACACTCACAGAAGTTGGCGATTATTCAATTTCTTATGCAATAACAGGAACACCAGCGGCTGAACCACGCCATAATGTCAATCCGTATGGAACAGTTACAACAAGTGCATCAACCGATTGGACTGCTGATATGGCAATCCAGCAAGCAGCTTTAATGATATCTGTAGAAATCTGGCAAGCACGCACTGCTACCCTTTCAGGCAGTAATCTTGTCGATTTCCAGCCAAGCCCTTATCGAATGAGCGCACAGCTTCTCGCTAAGGTGCGAGGATTGATAGCACACGCACTAGACCCACGCTCAATGGTCGGATAATGCCTCCAGTTGCCATCACAACACTTAGAACCACTCTAGCGACTGCTCTGGTCAATAACGCTAAGTGGCAGACCTTTGCATTCCCGCCAGCTACAGTTCTGGCTAACTCAGTTATTGTGTCACCCGATGATCCATATTTGACACCTAACAATAACTCTCAGATTTCTATTAGCCCTATGGCTAATTTCAAGATTGTAATGACAGTGCCACTTTTTGATAATGAGGGCAACCTTAACGGCATAGAGGACACAGTAGTTAGTGTGTTCGCACTCCTTGCTGCATCTTCTTTGGTCTATAATGTAAGCGCAATCAGTGCGCCTAGTGTTCTCAATGCTGCAAGTGGAGACTTGCTAAGCTGCGAGATGTCCGTATCAATCCTAACGAGTTGGAGTTAAGCATGTCCGATTACGATAAAGAGTTGGAAGCCTTCTTGATTAAAATCGGTCAGGCAGCGCCAACAGCAGCACCAACACCAAAGCCAGCAACCAAGAAAGATGAGGAATAAGCCGTGGCAGTATTTCTGAATAATGGAGTGGTTCTTACTGTTAATGCGGTGGATCTCTCTGACCATGTAACATCAGTAACAATCAATCGTTCTTTTGATGAACTAGAAGTAACAGCAATGGGTGACTCAGGTCACAAGTTTGTTAAAGGTCTAGAAGCATCATCTATCACAATCGATTTTCTCAATGACACAGCTACAAGCGAAGTCCTACAGACTTTGCAAGCTGCATGGGGAACATCAACAACAGTCACAGTAAAGCAATCATCAGGTGCAACATCTGCAACTAATCCGCTTTACACAATGACTTGCTTGATTAACAACACTACAGACATCAATGGATCAGTAGCAGACCTAAGCACACAATCTGTGACATGGAATGTTAATGGCACAATCACTGTAGCAGTAGCGTAATTAACTAACAAAGGGGCTAACCAATGGCAAAACTAAAGATAGTTCGTACAGATGGAAGTATTGTTGAAGGAGAAATTACGCCAGCAGTGGAGTATTTTTTTGAACAACAAACTAAAATGGGTTTCCATAAAGCTTTTCGAGATGAAGAAAAGCAGTCGCATGTCTATCTTTTGGCTCATGAAGTTATCCGCAGGTCAGGTGAAACTGTTAAGCCTTTCGGGATTGAGTTTATCGAGACACTTAAGAGTGTTGAGGTTTTAGACTCAGACCCTTTAGCTTAAAGCGCGATTATCCATTCACCTACTTAATAGCTCGCTTGAGCATTAGGTTGGGAATCGCGCCACAGCAATTACTGGAATTAGATAAGACCATGCTAGAAGCTCTAGTTCAAGGTCTAAAAGATGAAGCGAAAGAGGTGAGCGATGCAAATAGAACTAAGAGGCAACGCTGACCTAAGGAAAGCATTACGCCGCTTTGCTCCTGATTTAGAGAAGTCTCTTAAGATTGAACTTAAGCGCGGTCTTGCTCCAGTTGCACAAACGGCTAGGGGCTATGTTCCTTCTCAATCACCTTTAAGCGGGTGGGCTGATAGATCGTTTAATGAGGGTAGTTTCCCTACATTTTCTGCTTCAACAATCAAATCTAAGATTGGTTATAGCACAGCAGTTACAAAGCGAAATGCTAGAGGCTTTAATTCTATGGCTTCGGTATTTAACAATTCTCGTGCAGGTGCTATTTATGAATCTGCTGGTCGTAATGGATTACAGGGTCAGCCGTGGGTAGGCCCTAAAGGCCCAGCAGGCAAAAAGTATTCACACTCTCGCAACCCTAAAGCTGGACAGCAGTTTATTGCTGCTATGCCTCCACTTACAGGAAGCCTCAAGGGTCGTGGTCGCTTAATCTTTAGAGCATGGGCTCAAAACAAAGGCGTTGCAGAAGGCATAGTTAATAAGGCAATTACTACAGCAGAGTTAGAATTGTTAAAGAGATCTAGAGCTGGAGCATTAGGGAGAGCAGCGTGAATTATCAAGAAGTAATTAACATTGCATCCAAGTTTGATGCTAAAGGATTTAAGCAAGCTGAAACAGCTTTAGGAAAGTTAAATGGCACTGCAAAGAAAGTAGCGGGAACTTTTGGTGTGGCATTTGGTGCAGCAGCAATTACTTCTTTTGGCAAGGCAGCAGCTAAGGCATTCGCCGATGATGAAGCGGCAGCCCTTCGGCTTAACCGAGCAGTTGAGAATCTAGGTATTGGTTTTGCCAATCCTGCTATTGCTGACTTTATATCGAATCTAGAGAAATCTGCCGCAGTTGCAGATGATATTTTGCGTCCAGCCTTTCAGGGCTTGCTTACCACTACTGGCTCATTAGTTCAATCTCAGAAGCTTCTCAATGATGCCATCACAATTAGCCGAGCATCTGGCATTGACCTAGCCACTGTAACTGAGGATTTAGGCAAAGGCTATGTAGGCATTACTAGAGGGCTTTCTAAATACAACACAGGCTTAACTAGAGCAGAGCTTACATCTAAGTCATTTAATGAAATTTTAGGAACTATCCTCAAGCGATCAGCAGGTGCAGCTGAGGATTACTTAGACACCACTGCTTACAAGTTTGATGTCCTCAGTGTTGCAACATCTAATGCCTCAGAGATTATTGGTGGCGGTCTAGTTGATGCCTTTGCCCTTATTGGCGGTGGCACAGATGCCTCAGATGCTGCTTATGTTATTGAAACTATTGCTAGCGCACTTGCTAAAGTCACAGTCCAGACTGGCAGAACTATTGGTGTCATTCCAACCTTAATTGCTAATCTAAAGAAACTACCAAGAGAAATCTTTTCAGGGTTTGTGGGTAAGCAATTCGGGGTTAATGTAAATGTTTCTCCTAAAAAAGAAGAAGTCAAACTTACTGTTACTCAGAAGCGCCAACAAGAACTGCTTGCTAAATTAGAAAAGGACTCACTTAAGCGTGAGCGTGAAAGACTTGCTCTTAAGAACAAGCAGTTAGCAGCAGACAAAGCCAAAGCAATTATTGCTAAGGGTGAATCAGCCCTGCTCAAAGGCGAGTCTGTCTTTGACATGGATAAAATCCAGATAGCAGCAGCCCTTACATCTCAGGCTGAGCAACTAGGCAAAGCAACCAGTGCAGCGCAGGTCTTGCAGATTGCTAACGACACAGCCCGCCTCAATGTCAAGAGTTCTATTCTTGCTCTAGAAGAAGCTATTGCTTCTAAGGATGAAGCATCCATTCTTGCAGCAACTAAGAAGCTCAATGCTGATCTTGGTATTCTAAATGCTTTGACTGGTCAGAATACTCAAATGAAGGCTATTGAAACAATCCTCAATGGATTAAAGCCTAAAGACTTAATTGATCAGGCCAACTTAGATGAAGCCTTGCGCAAAATTAGAGAAATGCTTGCACTGCTTGCGCAAATTAAAACACCAACACCTACTACACCAACACCTCCTTCACCTACAATCAAGCCTAGAGATTTATCAACACCTGCAGCAGTAGCAGCAATAACTGCAAAATTACCTGCCAGCGTAACAGCTGCTGATTTCTTTAGTTCTTTAACTCCAGAAGAAAAAGGACAGCTAGGCGGATATCAACCTTTTATCGGAGCAAAAATCCCTACTGCTCCAACAATGGATTTTGGGCCATCAGGAGTAGGATTTGGCAATAACGGGTCAGGCAGACAAGTTCCCGTGGGAGTAGATATAACTATCAATACTGGTGTCGGAGACCCTAACGCTATTGCAGAAGCTCTTGACCAGTATTTACAAGGTGCAGTTGATCGTGGAACTCTAAGGGTTCGCTAATGACTTGGCTTCCAGAATGGCGTGTGACAGTAGGTGATGATGTTTATACAACTGTCACCTCTGTTTCCTATGCCACTGGTCGGCTAGACATTGATCGTCAATGCACAGCAGGTTACTGCCGAGTAGAAATCATCAATACAGATGGCTCACCTTTTACCATCAATGTTACTGAGCCAGTCAGCTTAGAATTAAAGAACTCCTCTGGCACTTACATAACTGTGTTTAGTGGTGAAGTATCAGATTTCTCCATTGGTGTCAGAAGCCCAGAGGAAACTGGCTACATCACTACAGGCACAATCTTAGGTATTGGCTCACTGGCTAAACTGACTAAGGCTATCTACAACACAGCCCTGTCAGAGGGATTAGACGGCGCACAGATTGCAGCCATTCTAGGTGCAGCTCTTAATCTTACTTGGAATGAAGTTACTCCAACTGTTACATGGGCTACCTATCCAGCCACAACTACATGGGATGAAGCCGAGACTTACATCGGCACTATTGACTCAGGCTTCTACACAATGATAAGTGTTGCTGCATCTGCTACTGCTAAGAGCCAGACCTTAGCCGATCAGATTGCTACTAGCGCACTTGGTCAGATTTATGAGTCTGCCGATGGCCTTGTCTATTATGATGATGCTGACCATCGCTCAACCTACTTAGCAGCTAATGGCTTTACTAACCTAGACGGCTCATACGCAACGCCTAGCAGTATCCAGTCTCAGACACAGATTGCCCGCATCCGCAACAGCCTCATCTATAAATACTCTACGGCTTATGGCTCTACCTACAGTACCTCTGATAGCGACTCTATAGCCTCTTACGGCCTCTATGAGCGTTCATTCGAGTCTAACATTAAGAACCTTGCTGACATCACTGACATCGGCTCTAGAGAGTTAAACCTACGCAAAGAGCCTTTCAGCTCACTCGGAGCAATTACTTTCCGTCTAGATAATCCAGACATGCCATCTGCCATGCTTGATGATCTAATTGGCGTTTTCTTTGGTGAGCCTGTCCTTATTGACAACTTGCCTAGCAACTTACTTGGTGGCTCATTCGATGGCTTTGTGGAGAATATAGCCCTAAGAGCAACCCCTACCTTTGTAGATATAACTCTCTACATTTCAGCTACAGACTTCTCACTATCTACTACCCAGTGGGAAACAGTATTGCCAGCTTCACTTCAATGGACTGGCGTAAATGCTATACTAACTTGGACAAACGCGACAGGAGCTTTAACCTAATGGCAACTACTACCCCTAACTTCGGTTGGACTGTTCCCACATCATCAGACCTAGTCAAGAATGGCGCAACTGCCATCGAGACACTGGGAGACTCTGTTGATGCATCCTTCGCAGGTCTTACTCTTAATGCACAGACTGGCACTACTTACACTGCTGTGAAGGCAGATGGACTTAATGCAATAGTAACAATGGATAACGCTTCTGCTAATACTTTCCGCATCCCTACAGATGCTACATACGCATTCCCTACTGGCACTACCTTGCTGGTATATCAGAAGGGTGCAGGCGTAACTACAATCAATGCTGTTACATCTGGCACTACTACTGTGGTAAGTGCGGGTGCAACTGCTGCTGCTCCAGTTCTTGCTCGCTATAAGTCAGCAGCTTGCATCAAGATTGCAACTGATTCATGGATCGTAGTCGGTGGCATTGCCTAATGCTTAATCCTATAATTGGAATTATTGCCAGTAGCGGTGGCGGTGGAGCACCTTCTGCTGTAGATTATTTAGTTGTAGCAGGCGGAGCAGGCGGTGGTCGCTACGCAGGTGGCGGTGGCGGAGCTGGTGGTTTTCGTACTAGCACTGCATTTGGAATATCTGGTTCATTCACAGTAACAGTAGGTGCAGGCGGAGCAGGTGCATCAACAAATGGTGCTGGTGCTAATGGAAGCAATAGTGTCCTATCATCTATTACATCAACTGGTGGCGGAGCTGGCGGTGGCAACTCAGTCGGCGTTGCTGGTGGTTCAGGCGGCGGTGGATCAGGTTTATCAACTAATGCAGGAGGAGCAGCATCTCCTTCTGGTCAAGGTAATGCTGGTGGTGCTGGTACTAACGGCGCAGCTGGTGGCGGAGCTGGCGGCGGTGGCGCAACTGCGGCAGGTTCTAATGGTTTATCTAGCGGAGAAAATGGCGGTGCAGGCGGAGCAGGCACAGCCAATTCATATTCAGGTTCATCTGTTACTTATGCAGGTGGCGGTGGTGGTGCAGGTGGCGGTTCAGGCACAGGTGGTGCCGGTGGAACAGGTGGCGGTGGTGCTGGTGGTTCAAACGCTGGTGCTGGTGTTGCTGCAACTGCAAATACTGGCGGCGGTGGTGGTGGAAACTGGTCAGGTCTAACTGGTGGTAATGGTGGGTCAGGTATTGTTATTTTCCGCTATGCATCAACATTCCCAGATTTGACATCAATCGGTGGTGGATTGACTTATACAAAGACAACAAGTGGTGGATATAAGATTTATTCATTCACTGCTGGAACAGGAACAGTGACTGTCTAATGGCTCATTATGCGTTCTTAGATAATAGTAATCTTGTTACTGAAGTTATTACAGGTATAGATGAAACAGAAACTATCGAAGGATTAACAACAGAACAATGGTACGGAAATTACAGAGGACAAAAGTGTTTGCGTACTTCTTACAATGGCAAGATTAGATTTAACTTTGCTGGTATTGGATACCTTTATGATCCCATAGATGATGCTTTTATTGCACCTATGCCTGCATGTGGTCATGTTGAATTATTACTAAATGCTCAAAAGAAATGGGAGTGCGCAACCTGTGAAGCTGAAATTATCTAGGGCTGCAATCCAGTTAAGAGAGCAGATAGATGATTCCTTCCCAGATCGTGATAGGGCATCGGATGGTTGGGTCGGTGATACCCGACACGCTTCTCGTAAGTCTGATCATAATCCAGATGAGCAGGGCTGGGTTCGTGCCATTGACATTGATGCAGACCTATTCGGTGCAGGAGTCAAACCGCATATCATGCCAGACCTTGCAGATCAGCTTCGAATCAGTTGCAAGTCTAAGGCAGAAAAGCGCATCTCGTATATTATTTTTAACGGCAGGATTGCGTCTCCCGTCCTTAACTGGAAATGGCGTAAATACACAGGGGCTAACAAACACACTCACCACATGCATGTCAGCTTTAAGAAAGAAGCTGACCTTCTGGGTGAGTTTTTTCAGATACCTATGCTAGGAGCAAACTAATGAATATGAAGAACCCTTATGTCCTTACTGCTGGAGCGTTTTTATCAGCTTGGGCTGCATCAAACTTTGCACTTGACTATCGTGCAGTTCTTTGGGCTGTACTTGCAGGCGTATTCGGATATGCCACACCTAAAAAGTAATGACTGCTATGGACATGGCGGCTCTTGCTGTTGCTGCTACGACCGTTATTGGTTCGTTTATTGGCTCAGTCAAATGGTTAGTAAAACATTACCTAAGCGAACTAAAACCAAATAGCGGATCATCAATGCGCGATGAAATCTCTGAGCTTAGAGGGCGTGTTGATACAATACTTCGCATACTAGAGAGGTAACAATTATCTCATGGCAAGAAAAGCAACTAAGGCATTAGAGGAACAAGGCTACTCAAAGCTTGATGCTTACTGCATTGGCTTATATGAGTACTTCTGTAGTCTTAAACGAGCAGGCTTTAAAGAAGATGTAGCCATGTTTATGATTACTGAACCTCAATCTTACCCTGCTTGGATATTGCCTGACCCTGTCGATCCAGAGAAGTTCGGCAATTACGAAGATGAGGACGATGATTAAAGCCCGCTATCTTGTGATATCGGATTTACAAATCCCATATCACCATGAGCAAGCTGTTAAGAATCTTATCAAGTTAGTAAAGCGAGAGAAGTTCGACCTTATCCTAAACACAGGCGATGAGTTAGATATGCAGAGCCAGTCTCGCTGGGCTCAAGGTACTAAGTTGGAGTGGGAAGGTACGCTAGATGCTGACAGAAGCCTTGCGCAGGATATTCTCTATGAACTCGGCACAACAGATGTCACTCGGAGCAATCACACAGACCGCCTATACCACACGCTATTACGCGCACCTAGCCTCATCGGATTACCAGAACTGGAATACGCAAAGTTTATGGACTTCGCTGGACTCGGAATCCGCTTCCATAAAAGACCATTCGAGTTTCACAAGGGATGGGTCTTAGTTCATGGCGATGAAGGATCAATGAACTCCAATGCTGGACTCACAGCTCTTGGGCTGGCTAAGAAGTTCGGTAAGTCTGTGGTCTGTGGTCACACTCACAGGGCAGGCATTAGTGCCTTCACAGAGGGCATAGGAGCCTCATACAGGACACTTTGGGGCTTAGAGGCAGGAAATGTCATGGACAAGAAGAAAGCCTCTTATCTCAAGGCTGGAAGCGCTAATTGGCAGATGAGCGTGGCAGTCATTGAGACACATGGAGACCGCGTAAGTCCGATGCTAGTGCCTATCAATAAGGATGGGTCTTTCACCTTGTACGGGAAGCTGTACATCTAAATCGTTATCGTTTCGTTATCTAAATGTCCTTGATTAGTCTGGACTCTATGCAACACTAATCCTGTAGCCAATCAAGGGCATTGGCACAGATAGGTACAGAATGACAAACAATGAGAAGTTGTTGATTATCTGCCTCATTGGGGCAGGTATCAGCTTTATCGTAATGGCAGTTACATCCTACAAAGAAGCCTATGATCGTGGCCATCGCGATGGATGGCATAAAGGCAGAGCTGTGAATCGCTCAGAGTTCTGGTCAGAATGAAACATGCAGAGATACTTAGTTCTGCCACCGACCTTTATTCGGACAGAGGACTCGCTTACGGTCACCCAAGTGACAATATGGCACGAGCAGCACGACTTGTCAGTGCCTACCTTGAAATGCCAGTGGAAGATTACCAAGTCGCAGTTATCCTATCGCTGGTCAAAATCGCAAGGACAATCGAAGATGGAACAAGAGTCGATTCTTGGATTGATGGAGCCAGTTATCTAGCAATCGCTGGACAACTACAAACAGAGGAGAATGAACTCTATGTTTAATTTAGCCGATTACGAGCCAGTTGAGGTGAGACTTGAAAAGTTTATTAAGGACTATCCAGATTTTCGTATTAGCACTGAGTTGGAAGTGGTGGAAGCAACTCGATATATTGTTAAGGCTTATCTCTTTAAGACTAGCCAAGATAGCATCGCATGGGCGACAGGGTACGCTGAAGAAACGGTTAGCTCTCGCGGGGTCAATCAAACTTCTGCATTGGAGAATTGCGAGACATCGGCTATTGGCAGAGCACTTGCAAATGCGGGTTATGCTCCTAAAGGAAAGCGCCCTAGCCGCGAAGAAATGAGCAAGGTTGCACCAAACCATCCAGCTCTTAAAGTAGTCAAGCAAGAAGTGAAGCCAGCACCACAAGACATTAAAGAGGGTGACACTGATTACTGGACTACACCAATCGGATCATCTGTCAAGACCACACTAGCTCCAGTAACTCTAGAGACTGCAATGGCGACAGTAACAGAGATTCTAGGTACTGCTGAAGCTATGGATGCACCAAGTTGCAATCATGGCCACATGGAATGGCGCACTGGACATTCTGCAAAGACTGGTAAAGATTGGGCTGGATATTTCTGTACCACAAAAGGTCAAACTGGTGGAATGGATAAGTGTCCAACGCATTGGTATAACCTTTCAAGCAATGGCAAATGGGAACCACAGAAGGCGAGGGTATAATGGGGTATGCAGAGTTTCACACAGCTGACGGCTGGGTTAATGTGGAAGATGTACCCATGATTGATACAGTTAATTGCCAACTATGCAACGAGCCAACACTGGCATCTGACATTACGATCACTGCAAGAATTGTTGAAGGTATCGTAGTTGCTGGTACTTGGTCATGTAATAAGTGCAGGGCAGTCAATGGATAAGGAAGCATTGCTTATGTATTTAACATTAGCTTTATTCATTGGTGGAGTTGCAATGGGCTACATGGCTGGGATGAACCATTAGCCAACACAGAAAGCACCGAGGTTTCCGCACAGAGCGGGTGGTCGCACAGTACCTATCGACTGTATGGCCATTCGCTAGTGTGGGAAGGGGGAATGGTAAAGATATTCAGTCTGTACCTTTTGACTGTGAAGTCAAGGCAAGGGCTGGATTTCAACCAAAGGCAGTCTTGGAGCAGATTCGTAAGCGCACAGCCGTTTCGGGGGAATTAGGCTTTGCAGTCTTGCGACTCAACGGGCAGGGAGAAAATGCAGCGGAGTATGCCTGCATCATCCAGCTCCAAGACTTGCTTCCACTTCTAGAATTAAAGTATGGTCACTTAAACACTAAACCGACTGAAGCAGACATTGTTAGATGTGATGGCTGTGGATCATGGATGATTGGGGAATGTAAAACATGCCAGCCTACGATTACAAATGTGGAAGATGCGGATTAAAGAATGAATTGCATCATGGCTGGCACGACAAACCCACAGTTCTATGCACTTATTGCAATGAACCAATGGTCAAAATGATTAGCCCAGTAGGGGCAATCTTCAAGGGTACTGGATGGGGCAAAGACTCTAAATAGTTATCCACAAAGTTATCCACAGGGGGTACTTATGAAACGACACGCCGTTCTGACCAGCACTTATACAAATGAAATAAATGGATTTGACAGGCATGATACGCTAACGGCGCAGAGCCTCTCAAAGGCTCACCGCAAGCCCTTCAGGGGCGTAGCTTGCGGGGTGCTAGTAGCTATTGGGATAGCTCTATGCATAATGCCTTATGCAGGTAGCTCTGAATCAGTGCAACAAAAAGAGTATATTGATTACAAGACTTATTCTCTCTATCTATTAGACTTTAATTATAAAGAATATAAATGCTTATTGAAGCTCTATGGTAAAGAATCAGCATGGAATCCATTAGCTGTTAATGGTAGTCATTATGGAATACCACAAGGTAATAGTGAATGGCTAAGAGACCAAGATGGTTGGACTCAAGTACAATGGGGCTTAGACTACATAGGCCATAGATATGGTGAGCCATGTATTGCATTAGATCATTGGAGAACTAAAGGGTGGCACTAAGAGATGCAAGCCATAGAGAGCTAGGGCTACAGAAATGGAAAGACCAACGCCTTAGAGTATTAAAGCGTGATGGTTACATCTGTGCATACTGTGGTCAAGAAGCTAATCAAGTAGATCATGTGATTAGTCGCAAGGATGGTGGCAGTCATGACATGGATAACCTTGTTGCCTGCTGTGCGCCATGCAATAGCAAGAAGGGTGCGCTCAATGAGGGCGTTTTTTTAGGTAAGACCTCTAC